CTAAGGTCGGCGTTCGCAACCCTATCTCTGTCAGCGAGTACGTTGACACGAAGAAGGGCTCCAAACGCCAGATATACGTGCGTGCTGCCAGGTCACTGTGGGAGACTCCAAGAACGCTGCGTCAGTTGAGCTCCCTCAGTTTCTTTGTCAAACGTGAAGCGACATTGTTTACTAAGGTGCAGGTTCCGCGTGTTATCTCGCCCAGATCACCGGAGTACAATGTGTTGTTGGGGCGCTATTTACAGCCAATTGAGCATGTCGTGTTTGATGCTCTTACCGCGGCTTGTGGACAGGATCTCCCAGTGGTTGCTAAGGGCATGACGCAGCAGGAGAAGGCTGCTGTCATCGTCCAGCAGCTCGAGCGCTATGGCGCCTGTGTCGGGCTCGATGCCAGCAGGTTTGATCAATCTGTAGGTAAGGAGCTCCTCAAGGTGGAACACGGCTTATACACCTCTGTGTATCCCAATGACCGGCATCTTCAAGCACTTTTGAGATGCCAGCTGGGACTCGAGGGACGCGGCCTGTGTCCTGATGGACAGGTGAGGTACAACAGGGGCCGGGCTATGCGGTGTTCTGGTGATGTTAACACATCACTTGGAAACTGCATATTGTCTGTTACCCTTGCTAAGTGCTTTCTCAAGTCTGTGGGTGTGAGAGGCGCCATTTTCTGCGACGGGGATGATTGTCTGCTTTTTATTGCGCCCAAGCATTTGCACTTGCTTGCTGGACTTGAAGCGTGGTACCTCGGGTACGGTCTGCGCATGAAGGTCGAGCCACCTGCTTACGAGCCTGAGCAGGTTGAGTTTTGCCAGTCACGTCCTGTGTTCGATGGTAGTGATTGGGTTCTGTGCAGGAACCCCGCTAAGGCCATGAACACCGACGGTTTCGTGGTATTTGACATCGGCGCCCGTGCTCCTATTCACAATAGGAGCGTTGGGCTCTGTGGCCTCTCCATGGCGGCGGGGTTGCCAATTTTCGATGTCTTCTACTCACGCTTGGTGGTAACTGGCAGGACAGGCAAGTTTGACCACTCTGTGCTACAGGGGATCGGCATGCAGCATGCTATCCAGGTAAGGGCCGGCCATCGCGCAGTGAGCCGCCCTGTCCACCCTGATGCACGAGTGTCCTTCGCTGCTGCCTTTGGAATCAGTGTGTCCGACCAACTGATCATTGAGCAGCAAATTCGGGAGCAGTTTGACCCATGCCGCCCTTTGAAAGCCCTTGACCCACAAGTGTGCTTCGCTCCCATTTTACCCTCCGACCGGTTCCTGCAGTTGATTCCATACACGCGATTTGAT